GTATAAAAAGAGGTTTTTTTTCTTTTTCCGATTTAAAGAGTATTGTTTCACTGCGTGATGTTGCTAGGGTATATTTTCATATCCAATACGATCTTGATATTGAAAACCAAAAAAATATTTTTGATATAGCAGAGCAAGAAAAAAGAAATTTTAACGATAAGATATATCGTAATGACGTTAATTTGTTATATTGGTATATTAAACAAAGTCAAAATAATAAATGACAGATATTGTAGCATCAAGTCTAGTTAATAATCTAACCTTTAATGTAAAAGGCGAAGATAAATTAAAGACTATTGAAGAAAGATTATTAGCAATAAAAAAAGCCGCTGATGGGATTGGTTCTATCAGCGGTATTGCTGCTGCTGCAAAATCTGGAAAATCATCTGTATATTCTGATGCCGCAAAAGGTCAGTTGCTTTATAATAAGGCGATGACTGAGGTGTCTAAGCAACATGTAAATGCTGCAAAAGCTATTGATATAAAATCAAAGGCAGAGTTAAATTATGCCAAATCTTTGTCTGCTCAAACAAAATTGGTTGATAAGTACATGGGGATGTTTTATACCCAACGTGCTGGCGTTGTTCCTACATCTGGCATAGCAAAAAAGTATTTTGAAAAACTTGGTGTAGAGGCACCAAGTTACGCATATACAAAATCTTATTTTGCAACACAAAACGAGATCGCTAGGACAAGGTCTGCAAAACAAGATGAAATATCAGCAATAAAAGAAAGCGCCAGAGCGACAAAAGAAAATGCCAAAGAGCGAGATAGGCATACAAAAATGCTTTTGCGCCAACAAAAAGAATTAAGATCACAAGCATCTCAGCAATTAAGAGGTGCTATTCCTTTTGGTATGGGCACTCAAGGTGTTTTAGGTGGTATACCAACTCCTCTTGTAGGTATGCTTGGTGTTGGTGCTATTGCTCAAAAATATGATACAATAATTGGCGCTCAAGGCAGGATTCAAGCTGTTAGCACATTTAATGATCTTGGAAAAGAAGGTGCTTTAAATAATGTTTTTAAACAAGCTGAGGAGCTAAGGATTGATGCTTCTGATTATGCGACACTATTATCAAGAATAGGATTGGTCACGGAAGATGTTGCAAAAGAAACTGGATATGGATCAAAGGGTCTTTTAGATTTTACAACAACTATATTCAAAGGTATGCGGTACAGTGGAGCAGGAACACAGCAAGCTGCTTCAATAATGACGCAATTACCCCAAGCATTAGTTGGCGATGCTGGCGGTGAAGAGCTTAGGGCGCTTGTTGAAGGTATGGGTGCATTTGCTAACGACCTAGCTAAGGCAGTTAAAAACCCAGATACAGGAAAGTTTTTTAAAAATGCACAAGAGATGAAGAAGTGGACTGGTGTTCAAGGGAATGATTTAACACCAAAAATGCTTATGGACGCAGCACTTTCTTTAAAGCCTCTTTATGATGAAAGATTTTTACAGCTACCAAAGTTATTTTCTGACGTTGGGAATAATGCTGGAACTCAAGTTTCAAAAACAATTATTGGATTAGAGCGAGATACTGGTTTTTTCTCAAAAACCGTTAATGGTCTTTTGGGTGGATTAAAGCTTATTGATAAAACAATACGTGTTATTACAGACGCTACTGGCGGATGGGGAAATGCTATGCAGCTATTTTTCTCATTGTATGGCGCTAAAAAGATTTATGACATGGCTGGTGCAGCAAAAAAATACTGGGATGCGATGCGGCTTGGCGTGATGTCTTATAATACTGCATCTGGTGCAACTGGTTTAGTTGGAGCTGCTGGCTCAATTGGTGTTGCTGGTAGAGCTGGTTCGGCTGGGAAATATGCTGTGCAAAGCGGCTATCAAATGGGCAGTGTAGCGACAACGGCTGCAACAACGGCTGGAGCTTTTCGCAGTGCCGCGGCTGGGACTATAGCATCAATAGGTAAGTTTACTGGCACAATGGCTTTATTAACTTTTGCTGTTGATGAGGGAATAAATATATTAAGCGGGCAAAGGTCTTTTTTGATGGAGATGTGGGCTAAAATTACTGGAGATAAATCATACACCTCTTTTTTTGATACAGAAGACGCAATAAAAAGAAAACAAGGTAATGCGGCGTTGCTTGATCGTATAAGTGCGGCAAACGCTGAGGTTGGATATGAAAAGTTTACAGCAAAAAAACAAGAAGACTATAGTTTTTGGAAAGATACATCTCTTGCTGAAAAATTTACATTGGCTACAGAACTACTTACTAACCCAGAATCTTTTTTTAGCACTAGTAAAAAAATTCAAGATAGATACTCGGCTGCACCTAGACTTGAGCAAACTGAAGCGAATAGAATGTTTAAACACTTTAGAGACCCTGTTTCTGGAGCTGCTATACAAACAGATGAGAGAATACCAGAGGCAGTAAATAGCGCAAATAAAAACTCTGTTGTCTATAACAACCCAGCAATTATTGGGAATGCTATTGGTAGCGCAGTAAAACTGCCACAACTTAACGTTCAAATTATGCTGCCAAACGGTCTTACTTTACAACCATTAAGTGTTTCTATAAACAAGGGAAGCGCATCAATACCAACTAGCGCATTTTAATCATGGAAACTTTTGTAATTAAGTTTGAAGCAACAGACGGCGAATTTGGAGTGTTTGAGCTAGAGGCTCAAATGCAAGAAACGATGTCTTTTGAAAATGAAGTAGCTACGCATAGAATAGAAAATGGGCGTAGCTCTTCTGATCATATCCATAATGTTTCAAAAACGCTAACAATAGTTGCTGACATAACAGACACCCCTCTTAATGATGATCTTTATAGAATAAAAAGAGAGGCTGGAAGAAGAGAGGCGTATACAAATTTAGCCGTTAGCTTTTATGAAAAAAGAGGGCTTATGATTGTCTATACAAAAAATTATGTATGGGTAAACATGGCTATTGTAAGTATGGAAAAAAACACGACACCTGATAGAGGTGAGCGTGATATTTATACAATCACATTTAAACAGCTAGATATAACAGACACAAAAACGGTTTCTCTTCCAAAACCAGTAGCTAGAAAAAAAACAAACAGATCAAAAAATGTAACAAACAAATGTGGAACTCAAACAGACTCTGGGCAAAAACAAACAAATTCAACACAAAGCACTCAAAGCGCTATTGATGCTTTATTATTACCGCCAGGAATGAGAGATACATATCTTCCTAAACCATAATAAAAATGGAAAAAATACCACTGTTATCAGGTGAAACAAAACAAAGAGTATCTGTTGATATTGATGAAGTGCCTTATGTTTTTGAGGTACAGTGGAACGATCATGCGCAAAAATTTTATATGTCTATTTTAACAACCGATCTTGTTGAAATTATTTCTGGTGTGTGTTTGGTTCCAAATACGCCATTAATAGGTAGACATAAAAAAGAAGAATTGCCAAAAGGTGAATTGTTTTTATTCCGCGTAAATTCAAAAAATGAATATCCGACGTTTGATGAGCTTGATGTTGGTTTTTGGTTAGTATACATACCTAAAACAACTACGTTAAAAGCACCAGTTTTGCCAATTATAACATCTAGGTATACCGAAACCGTATAGGACGAAGGCATAACAACATGGGATAATGTTGATACAAAATGGGATTTATAGATGAGTGAAAATTTTGGCAGGATCGTAAAGCTAACTATTTTTGACAAAGACCCAACAGAAAAAGGTGCTGATTTAAAAGGCGTTGAAATTGAGTTTTTAAAAATAGATTTTGAGGTTAAAAAAACATCATCAAAAGAACCAAATTATTGTAGAATTGATATAACAAATTGCAGTCAAAACACGATAGCGTATCTTGAAAAAATAGGAAATATAGCTATATTAGAGGTTGGATACGCTGGATTAGATGGAACAGGGAAGCCGACTGTTTTATTTACAGGCAATATTGTTAGGTTTGATCCACCAGGAGATGTTGCTGTTGATGAAGTTGTTTCGATAGAAGTTAGAGATGGATATTTAGAATATAGGGATACAAGAATATCTGTTTATAAGGATGTTGGAGCAAGCGCATTGAAAGTATTAAAAGAAATTGTATCTTATTTTAAACTTCCAGTTGAAAATCTCCCTGTAATTGAAGATAAGGTTTATGCAAACGGATATTCTTATACTGGAAAACTTAGAGAGGCTATGGATAGGGTTTGCAGATACCTTGGGCTAAGTTGGTCTATTCAAAACAGACGTATTCGTATTTTAAAAAAAGGTGAAACATATACTAAGCAATTTTATCATTTAACTTATGATAGTGGGCTTGAATTTTGTGGTAGAAAATCAATCACGGAAGATGATAGAAAAAAAGCAACCAAAAGAAAAACAATATCAACCGAAAGAAAAGCAAAATCAACCAAGCTGACAAAAAAAGATAAAACTGACTTTGTTTTACCTGGCGACAATGAAAAGCTGAAAGTACAAGGAGTTGTTGTAAAAACGAGACTCAACCCTTTACTTTTACCAGGAGATACTGTTAAAATTACAAGCAAAATAATTGATGGTGATTTTTATTCTATTGATGATATAGAATATAGAGGATCAAACGTTGATAATGAGTTTTATTGCAGATTTACTGCGAAAATAATAAAAAAATGACTGAAGATGATATACATAAAATTCTCAAAGAGCATCTCAATACCAGTTTTCCTGCTACTGTTGTTAGTTATAGCAATGGTCGTGTAAAGGTTAAGCCTGACATATCAAAAGATTATCAGGATGACGAAAGCCTTGAATATGCTGTACTAAATGCAAAGGTAATATACCCTAGATTTGACAACGGAAGCGCTGGTGTAAAGGGTAGGATAACAAAAGGTACGAAAGGGTATGTTCATATAGCGCAAGCAGCCACTGATAACAGTGGTGATCAACGAAGCTATGATTTGTCAGATGCCTTTTTTTATCCTTGCGATCCAACATTATCTGATCCAGTTGGGGTTGGAAATGATGAAATGGCTATGTTTTGGGGTGCAGCAAAGATAAGTATAAGTGAGGATGGGTTTATTACAATAGTAGCACCAACAGGTTTTAAGGTTATTACACCAAAAGGCGAATTTACAGCAAAACTAGAGACTGGCGATAATCTTAACGTTAAGTCTGGTGGGATTGATAATGTAGACGGAATTAGAAATACTGGAGGTATTGATAACCTGGGTGGTCTTAGAAACGCAGGAGGATTTTCAAGTACAGGGTCATCAAAATCAAACGGAGAAAGAATTACAACTGAGTCGCATACACACAACTACACAGATGATGGTGCGCAAAAAGTTACTGAAAAGGCTAATGTGTAATGACTGCTGATTTTAAATTGACAGAAAATGGTGATTTAGATTTAACAAATGGCAGAATGTCTTTATCAAAAGACACCGATGCGGTTGCACAAAGGGTAATAAATAAGATTTATTTGGCTACTGGCGATTGGGATTTTGATTTAGTTTTTGGCACAAATTGGGACTTGGTGTTTGGGGCAAAAGGACAAACAAGCATAAAAAATGCAGATAACATTATTAAGTTGGCAATAAGAGAGACAGAAGGTGTTGCTGAAATTTTAACATACAAATCCACTTTAAACAACAAAACAGGTGAGTTCTTAATAGAGTGTTCTATTAAAGATGTTTATGGAAAAACAATAAATCTAATAACAAAAAAATGACGCTTATAAAAGCAGATAAAAATGGTGTTTCAGTACAGATTTTATCAGAGCACTTAACAGAGCTTTTTGATACATTTTCTGAAAAATCTGGCATACCTATTGATAGAAAAGCAGATGACTTAACTGGTCAGGCTTTTACCATTTTATCAGAAATGGCGACAGATATTGCAAGTAAGGTTCAATATGTATCAAGTCAGTTTTCAATTGATAGCTCTGAAGATGTTTTTCTTGACTATGCAGTTAGGTATGGTTTAATTGAAAGGCAGGAGGCAACACCAACAACGGTTTATGGTATATGTTACGATAACGAAGGTGTTGTTGTAGGCTCAGGCTTTGAGGCTAGAGATTTGTCTGGAAATAGTTTTTTGTCTATACAAGATACGACAATAACAAAAGACTATTGTGTTGATATAACGTTTTCATTTTCTGTTCAAGATAATACAACATATTCTATTGTATTGTCTGGCTCCGCAATATCAACAACAACAGGTGTATCAGCTACTGTTGATCAAATAATTGATGCTTTAATTCCGCAAATAGATTCTGAAAAATACATAGTAGAAAAAAAAGAAGCAACATTAAGAGTTTTTTCAAAAAATGGATATTCCCCATTTTCGGTAAGCACAAGCACCAATATTTCAATAGATGAAATTGGCACGCCAGTATATTTTGTTTGTTCTGTTGATGGTTCTATAGCCTGCCAAGCTAATACTCTCACCATAATGGACTCGGAAGGTGTTAATAGAATAAACAACCTTGCAGATGGATTTGTTGGTAACGACATTGAAAAAGATGAAGAGCTTAGGGATCGTTTTTACAGGTCTGGTGGAGAGCAAGGCTACGCAACACTAACGGCAATAAAATCAAGACTTGAAAACAACGTTGATGGCGTTTCAAATGTAACTGTATATCACAACCCATATTCAATAATCGACGCATTTGGTATGCCAAGGCATTCTGTTGAAGCTATTGTTGATGGCGGTGAAGATCAAGCTATTGCAAATGAGATTTTATTAAACTCGGTTGCGGCTGGCATCGAGACCTATGGAAATGTTGTTGTTGGCGTTAATGATGGCAATGGAAGCATTCAAGAATGTCGTTTTTCTAGGATCACATTCAAATATATCTGGGTTAAGGTTGATATTCTAGCACTAAATGGCGAAGAATCTTTGGTTTTAGATGCAATACCAGCAATAAAGAACGCAATCTTGTCTTATGGTAATAAAATGGGCGTTGGTGAAAATGTTATTCCACAAAGATTTTATGGCTCTATTTATGGAGCAACAGCGGGGATA